GGATGGGGGCGGGCCGAGGGACGGTCCAGTCAAAACCCGTTGCCCTTACGGGAGTCCTTCTCGCTATTAGATCGGCAACGACTTCCCCAAACCCGTTATTCTGTGAAGCCGACTGAGGGACATCCGCCGAATTTCCGCCCGGCCCAATCGGATGAGTTTTTTTCCATTCCCGATATTGTTGTCCCAGTCCGGGCATCTGTCCAAACATTTCCATCCGTTGTTCGCGTGTCATTTTCAATAGTCGAAACATCGCATCGTCGCTGCGCGGGTGATCGACCGCCATAGCGGTGCCTTGAGCTGTTTTGTTGAGATAATTCTCCACAATTTTTTTGGTTAGGAAATATGCGCCCGCCGCCACCGCCGCAGTAGCCAACACTGAAAGGACTATAGAAGCAATGCTGGTTGTTGCAATCGTGGCCGCTCCCGCGCCTGCGGCACTTCCGACGGCATTCGCGCCGGCAGATCCGACGGCCCCCACTGTCGATCCTGCCGCAGAACCAACTGCCGTTCCAGCGGCAGATGCCGCCGTCGTCGTCGCGGCCGAGGCAACAGTCTTTGCTGCCGCTCCAGATACTGCCTTGCCTCCAATTCCCGCAAGAAACGGGAAGGTCTTTTTCAGTACAGCCGCTACAATCCCGCTGAGTCCGACAACGCCAAAGAATTTTCCAGTGTCGAAAACGAAACGGCCCAACTGCGCGACTTTCCCCGCTCCATATAGCCCGGCGATTATTTCTAGATAGATCTTGTGATCCTTCAACCAGTTGCTGAACGCGGGAAGTTGTTGAACAACCTTGTAGAGCGAATCGGCTAGTTTCTCCGCAGCCGTGGCCATCCGCTCGATATATTTGTCCCCGTTTTGCTGAATGAAATTCTTGAACTGTTGCGTCAGTTCCGTAGCCTTGGGTATGAGTTTCATTCCGATTTGGATCAATGCATCGTTCACATAGTTTCTAATCCATGTCCACATGGATTTAAGCACACCCAGATGGTCTTTCAGATACCCCTGGGCGTATTTTGTTTTCTCCATAACCATAGCGAAACGGGCAGAGACTTTATCTGCCGCCGACATTTCCATATTTTGCTTGCCCAGATGAGCGATGTTTTTCTGGTATTCTATGTCGAGTCTTTGCAGTTCAAGTCCGACATCCTTATTTGCAGACTTGGTTTTGGATAATTCGGCTCGATGCTCTTCATACTTTGCGTTCAGGGTTTCGAGCGATCGTCTCTTGTGATCAATATTCCCCTTGGATTGCCGTAGATTCTCGATTTCATTCACATGCTCTTTGTCTAATAGTTCTAACTTTCGCGTTTGTTCTCCGGTCAGTTCCCCGGATTTCATCAAGGCGTCGCGTTTGCCTTGATATTCCTTCGTGGCCAACGCCATCTCTTGACGATTGGTTTCCGATACCGCGGTTAAAGTACCGAGATGGTGGGAAAGAGCATAGGCCTTTACCGCGTCGTTCGACAGATCGATACCGAACAGTTTTAACCCCTTGGCCTGTCCTGACAGACCTCGCCGAAGACTCATCAACATCTCTTCAACAGGCATGCCCTTAAGTTTGGCCATGTCATAAGCAAGTGTCGTTATCGCTTCGCTCATTTTCAAGGCTTGTTCATCGGGCTCGCCCATGCCTTTGAGTTGCACAAATGTGTCGGCCATATTCTTTCGAAGTTCGTACTGGCGCAGGCCCAATTCCTTGGAAACGCGCATCGACCATGCGCGAGCATCCGCCTCCATGCGTCCGAGCGACTGCTTGAAGTAGTTTTCGGTTTCCTGAGCGTCAATGGCCTTCTTGAGGGAAAAAGCGAGCATTCCGGCAATCGAGCCCAGCGCGACGGTCGCGTATTTGGCCATGCCTTCAATAATTGGCTTGACGTTTCTTTCGAACGATTTGCCAAGCAGCTTCAGTTCTCGATTGAGTCTGCTCGAATCGGCCCCGATGTAGAGAACTGCGTCGCCAATCTTTATCGCCATTATTCTTGCCTATGCCTGTTCTCTTCCTCTATCCGTTCGCCCCGGCGAATGATCATCAAAAGGTAGAGTTCATCCGTCCATGTCTCGTACAGCGTCACTGGATCGATATGCCATTCCCTCAGCGCAACCATCTCGATCCCCATCGACTGCACCGGCTGCCACAGATTCCTACCCTGGTCTCGTTTCGCCCACTCCTCGGAAATCTCGCGCAGGGCCGCTCTAATGACGGCTACGCCATTTTCGCGATTCGGGTGAACGGATGAACGAAAGGGAAAGGGATAGGTTGCAAGCCTCCTGAAAGAGCGCAATGCATTCCCGGTCCGTGATCGTGTCTTCCATGCGCGCGCGCTCTTCCCCTTCCCATCCGCAATAAAGCGCGGTTAGATCGAAAAGCAAATCGGGTGCATCCAACAACTGCAACATAGGATCAGCCAGTATTGATCCATCTCCCAGGTCTACTGCTTCCGGACCCTGAATTTTGTTTATGACGCCCATGAGAGACAAGACTGGAATGATCAATCCCGCTCCGAATTCCCCAATCTGCTTGCGCCAGGCGCTGGAGCGTTTCATCGGCAGGGGCTTAAGTTCATATTTCGACCCGCCTACTGTCAATTCCACCGGCGCCTTAGCCAAGATATCCTCTTCGCTCCGTTCTCCGAACGTCTCGCGGTGTTCCTCTTCGGGAGTAGCGACCGTCGAAACTGACCGGCTGATAATCGTTGGTTTGATTTCTTCAGGCATTTCGTTCTCCATTTCTTGAAATAAAGCCCCTCCAGGAGTCGAGACTATCGGGGCTATTTGTTCCCACAGGGCGATGCAAGGCCGCGCCTACGCATCCACGCGCGCGATTTCAACCAGTTTCGTACCCGCCGCCACGTATTTCAGCGTCAGGGAGTCTTTCGGAGTCATGACGAAATCAATCGAGCCGTACAGCTCGAGCGTGTCTGTTGCCTGTTTTGCCGTGATCGTGTGCCCGGCGTAAGGCTGGACAATGATGATATCCCCGTCGTTCAGCCCAGTGATGCTCGTAAGATCATCCGTGACACCGCTCTCGGACTTGATAAACGCAATCAGACTGGTAGCAGCGAAGGTGCCACTCGAAAGGGTCTTCGCCAAATCAACCCCATCCGTAATCGTCAGAGGAGCCACTCCGGGTTGCTCCAGAATAGTCACCTCAACCTCGATGATTGATTCGTCTTTCTTTGAGAATTTGTAGGTGACATTCCCCGTGTTTTTCACATAAGGGGAATCCCAAACTCGATTGACGTTATTCGGGCCCTTGCCAAGCAACATCAACGAGATTTCCTCGTCCGTGGCGTTGGAAGTCAGAGTCAGTGTGTTCCCGTTCACAGAGCTCGTCTCCAACACCATTCCCAAGTTGGCCAAGGTCGATTCGAGGATGGAAAACTTGATAACTTCTTTCACGCTCGTTGTGAAAGTCTTAATCGGGCGCAAGGATTCGTTGCACTCGATTTCTTTGTTCTCTTTCGTCTGTTCAAACGAAGTGTCGCCTTGAGTCAAGGCCATCAAAACGTTGCCTTTCGCGCCAGCAACGCCCTTGTAAATTGCCACGGGACCCACGAGAACATCCGGTCTTGCCATTTCAATTACCCCTTCCATGCATGTTTTCGACCCCGCAAAGGGGTGTTATTCGTCGTTCCTGAATTGCACAATCCACTTGCTTTCGATGCAGAACCATTCCGCCCCTTCTACCAAGGCCTGTTTCCCTTTTTGAATCTCCCAGGCGGAATAGATATGTCCTCCGCCGATTTCCACGTTGTTCAAGCCGTTCAGGGCTGTCTTCAACTTCCCATAGATCCCCTGAACCTCATCCGCCGTTTTCGCGAAAGACTGGATCAAAAACGAAGGGCGCAAAATGACTCCGTTTTCTTGATCCGCCTCGCCCCCCTCATCCTGCAAAAATCCTAGAGCCGGTAGATTCGAGTTGGCATCCGGAACAAACGGGGAAAACACGTGCGAAGTCCCCAGATTCGCCGCCAGCAAGAAGGCCCTGAAAACTTCAACGACGTTCATCGGTTACACCATCTGCCCTAAAATAGACTTCAGATTTTCAATCATGTCCTTTAGCGCCGGTCCCAGATAAGGCGTTCCTTTCCTTCCCGAAACCGCATGGGCAATTGTCCACTTTCCGCCCACTCGAAAACTCATAAAAGGTCGATTCTTGGGAACGATCATGTGATTGTGCGAACCATACAACCCCGTCCCCTTCTCAATCAGCCCGCCTTTGTGATCGACCGTGAAGACCTTGCCGTAGTACACACCACCCAGCGCCTTTGATCCCTTGCGCATCTTCGTGGAAGTCCGGATCGACCGCTTCAAGACACTTTGTCCCTCGCGCTCAGGATGATCTTCGGGATTTCCTTTGGGAGCATTCGCTCGCGCGCGCACCGCCACATATGCGGTCAGTTTTCTAACTGCCTCAACAGGGAGACGATTGATCATCTCCATCGCCTTCGGATCGGGCGTGTAGGAAGCCATTTGCGCCATTATTTGATACCCCTCAAAAATGCCTTCTGATATACCGGCCCAATCGGCCCATTCACCGGCTGGACAAAAATCACCTCGAATTCATCGATGCCTCCGATTGCCGCGCTTGCCACCCGATCCTTTTCCGTGATCGAAATCCCCATCGGGAAATTCATCACGTAATCTCCCTGGACCATCTGCGCGCCCGGATAGATTTCCTTTCCTCCCGCCGCCCAGATCCGGCAACCAAACACCGTGATCTCATTTGCCCAGGTCCCCGTTGCCTGTCCTCCGGAGTCTTCCCCGGTGGCCGTCAGTTTGCGAACTTGGGCACTATGGATATAAGCCGGCATCAAACAACCCTCTTCACATACCGGCCGAATATCCGGTCCATCACCGCCTCATAATCCTGAGTCCGGACATATCCCGAACTGTCCGCATATCGCTCCTGGGTAATTCCCGGATTCTCGTTCCATCGCACTTTACAGAGTGCCAGCGCGCCCTCGCACACACGGCCCGGATAAAGCGCCACGCTCGCCAGAGCGCTCGACTGAATCGCCGCCGTCGTGCCGTTCACTCCGCGCGTCACGGTGATGCTCGGGCTTTGCCCGTTGTTCACCGCCGTCACAAACATCTGCTCGCTTCCGACCAGCAGCGTCTGGCCCTGCTGAATGATGTTCGCCGCGCTCACCGTCGCCGTCGTGGAGATCGCCGTGGCCGCGCTCACCGTCGCCCCGCTCGCCTCCCAGGGACTCGCCGATTCTCCGTCGCCATGGCCCCAGATCCCCGTGATCTTGATGTACCGATCCTTTGCCTCATGCGGCAGGCGGTACTGCCCGCCAGCCAGCAAAAGAACCTTTGTCTTGGGCCACCCGTTCTCGGGCTGCAAAACAAAATCCGTCCCCAGAGTCCAAGTCTCCCCGTCGAAAGTGCCGTCCCCCTCACTGTCGGCCGCGAGACTCGCCAGACTCAGCAAATCGTCAATAAAGAAATAGCCCCGCCCGCCAATAACCGGGAAAATGCGCGCCTCGGGTTTGGTGGCAAAATGCCGCCCGCAAGTGTCGTCAATGTCTCGGCTCACATGCTCGATCAGCCTGAACAGGCGGACATCGCTTGCGGTATCGTAGATGTTAAGCGCCGATTTCACGTCGCCGAGCGGGGCATAGTGATTCATTTGCCGCTATTCCTTGCCAACAACCAAATAATTTAGAGTCACGGTTGTGGCTGGATTCTGATCAACCGTCGCCTTGATGGTTCCGGTTCCCGGAGTGGCAAAATATTTGGTTGCAGATCCGAGTGTCGTTCCCGGACTGAGATAAACAATGCTGGTGGACGTTGCCCCGGCAACTGAGAGCGTGGCCGATGTCTTTCCGTTGTTGATCTTGATGGTTCCAGCCTGGACGAAATTCAGAGAGCTCGACGTACTGGAGCCAATGGTAATCTTCCCGCCTTCCAGGGCGATTTCCCCGCCCGAAACGACGACCTCGCGATTCCCCCCGGGTTCTTTGTAGATTTTGGAGTTGTATCCCGCCGCGCAAAGCGAAACGAGAATCACAACCCCGATGATGATCATCAGATGCTTCTTCATTTCTTTTTCGGTCCCTTCTCGACGGTAGCCGGTTCCGGTTTCGCGACAGGAGAATCAACGTAAACAGCTGCACCAGCCGCCGTGAATGCCTCGGCATCGGCTTCGCTTATGTCCTTGACCTCCCCCGGAAAAGCCCTGAACACCGGCCCGACCGCGATTGAATTGAATTTGACTTTCATAGTCTCAACCTCTCTCAAAGTTCAGTCCAGAAGCGGAGCGGCGCCCCATTCCCATAAAACGCCGCCCCGCCCTGCCCTTGGCCCGGCGCGAAATTATGCCGTTCCCTCGTCCGGAGTGATGTGCATTTCACCGATGATCACATCGGTTGTCAGGTTGTCGCAGGGGAAGACTCGGCCATTCGACTGAATGCACCAGATTTCCCCAACCGTCGTCGTGGCGCCGGAGCGGTCCACCTCGAGACGGAGATAACGCCCCTTCGGCTTGACCGCCTCCAGCCAGACCGCCTGGTTATTCGCCGTCGGAATGACTTTGGATCCGGCCAGATCCGCAGCGTCGCTGCCATTGGCCAGATCGCCCTGCGCCAGATTGACGGTATTCGCGGCATTGAAACTGCCAAGCGTCGTCAGAAAAAGCGCATTGTCGAATCCGGCCATATCGACCGCCGTCGAAGCCACCGCCGTCTGCGCCGTCGTCGTGTGATCCGCGAGTTTCGTGATCTTCACATTCGTGTTGATGTTCTGCCCGTTCATATCTCCAACCTCTCTTTCTGTTTTCTTCCGAAGTTATGCCTTCCGGCGGCCTTTGTACGCCGCGGTCGGGCTGTTCTTTCTCTTCAGGGGTAAAGGAGCAGCCCCAAAGGACCGCTCCCCGGTTTCATTCGACTACGCCGCCGCGCATTTCAGCCGCGCAAACGCTTCGGCCAGCACGGGCATCCCGTCGCAAGCGAGGCCCGCGAACTTCAGTCCGACCTGATTCGTCTCGGCATAGAGCTCGACCAGCCGCTGCATGACCATGTTCGTGGCGTCGGCGATGTAGTAGTACGAAAAATCGCCGTACATCCCGAAATAGAGGCCGTTGGTGAACGTGCTCGGGCAGTTTTCCGCGATGATGTAAGGTTTCCCCAAAATCAGAGCGGGCTGGCCCAACTGAAGGCCGGGCTGCCAGAACGGCTGGGAAATTCCATCCGACAACTGGCGGATTTTCGAGATAGCCGCCTGAGAAAACATCCACTGGCAGTTGTAGGCGTTGCGAACGGCGTCTTGGGCGTTGTAAAGCCCGGTGGTTGTGATGCCCGTCGCGCTCCCCGTAACCACATCGCGAGAGGTCGGGATGCCATTGGCCGAAGCCGTGAAAAGGCCCAGAGGCTGCGCGTTTCCGTCGCCGGTCATAAACGCCTTGTCCTGCGTATTTCCGAGCGAATAGGCCACGCGCGAGGCAACCTGCGCCTCAACGTCGATGGTCGCGTTGGCAATCAGGGAGTCGGACAGCAAGACGATTTTCGACTTGAGATCGCGAACCTTGAGTTCGCGTTTCCCAAAACCGAGCACATCGGTCTTGCTGGCCGTGGTCAGTTCTCCCGCGCCCCACTCGAAGTCCGTGATGTCGGAATCGAGGGAAATCACTCCGAGCGATTCGCCGCGTTTGACCTGAAACGTGGTGGCCGCGCCGCGAAGCGGAATGCGGTTATCGAGATTCTTGAGAATTCCCGCAACCAGCCGCGAAGAGGTAGAGAAATACCCGCCGCCGATGTCGCTGTCCTGCTGCAAGGCGTTGCGGAACTGGCCGGGAACGCCCTCTCGCCCGCCGCGCATATAGGCGAGAAAGGCAAGATCCTTATCTGTCCGGCCATTAAGCCACGGACGAGTGGGATCGGCATCGGCCGTTGCGCCGCCGGACGTGTCACCGGTCTTGCGGCCGGCCGAAGCATTCAAGAAGGCGTTGCGTTCGGCCTGTTTTTCAAGCCGCGCCTTCTCGGCAACATGCGCAGCGATGTCTTTGTCCATTGCGTCCCATTTGGCGGACTCTTCGGCGGTCATTGCGCGATTTTCCTTATTACACAAGGCAACCATCGCATTCGATTCCTCGTTGAGCCGTCCGATTTCGTTCGTGAGAAATTCCATTCGAGCCATGATTCAAAATCCTTTCAGTTGGCATTTACGATTTTGCAGACGTTGTTTCATCGAGAGTATGTCCAGGGCGACTGGCCGCGCTGGGGCCGTCTCTGCTGGCACTTCAACGGGATCTTTCCCGCTGTCTCCAAAGTTGAAAAACCGCTTCGCCGATTCGGGAATGTTTTTGAACGTCTGAAGCGAATCGGCGGACAAGGCCGGGGCGGTTTCGGGTTGCGCGTCGAGCATCCCCGTCGCGTATCCGAGCGATATGGCCGTGTCTGGTGCCATCCACGTTTCGGCCAGCATCGCCGCCCTGACGGTTTCAATGTCTTGTCCAGTTTCGACCGAATAGAGCCGCGCCGCCTCGTTTGAAATATCGACAAGGGATTTTGCGACGTTCTCGAAACCGTCCGAATAGCCGAAATAACCGGCCATGGCACGATGAATCATGAACGACGTGCCATTGCCCATTTTGCGTGTCGAACAGGCGAGAAGCGGAAGCGTCGCCGCCGATGCGCACAGGCCCAGGACCGACCCAACTTTTTCGGCGGGATGCTGTTTTAAGGCGTTGTACATAAACACTCCGTCGAACAAATCGCCGCCCGCCGAATGGATGTTCACGTTGATCCTCGTTGCGTTTTTCGCCGCCGCGAGGGCTTCCGAAAACTGATCCTGCGTGATGCCGCTCCACCAGTTCCCGATTTCCCCGAAAATATTCAGGTCGTATTCCGACCCGGCAACCATGCCAAACGAAAGCGAACCTTTGGCGTTCTTTAAATTAGTCAACATGATTGCGCCTCCCAAAGATTGTCGAATCGAGTCATTGCATGATCCGCGAAATGAGCCGCCATATCGCGCTGTAGCGCGTCTTTCCATTCCCCAACCTGATCCAAACTCGGCATCACCGCTTGCCAGTCGAACGGCTCTGGTTTCGCACATGGCTGCCCTGACAATTGCGCATAAGACTCAAACAGCATTATTGCCGATCGATTAAGCGCGTCCGGAATTTCCGGGTTTGCGCCCTTTCGTGCCTCTCGAGCTGCCGCGCGGATCAGCCTCAAAAACAAATCCTCGAACAGCGGGGTGAAAGACCGCCTCGCTTCCATGCGCTTCATCGCAAAGGCGAGTTTCTTGGCCACCTCTTGCGCGACTGATGTATCCGGCCCGATTGGAATGAGCGGAGAGCCATCCGCCGGGGCCATGTTGACCGGCACAAAATAGGTATCGCCGCCCTCGCGCGGGTTCAAGTCTTCCAAGTCTCGAATCTCGTTCGGGTTCATTGAACCGATGAAAAACATCTGGCGGTAGAGATTTGCTCGAGTCGTCGAGTCACCTCGTAGAAGCGTGTTCACATTGAACTTGAAATAAAGGTCGCGATTGGCCGGCGGGATCAACTGCATGTTTAACCGTTGTTCCCAGCGCGTCACCCAAGGAAGCATCGTATAAGTCACAAACTCAATCGCCTGCTGCTCGATATTCGAGAACGTCGCGCGGCTCAGTTCCCCAATCATGTGCAGAGGCATCCGGAAAATACGCGCAATTTCCGCAACCTGAAACGTGCGGCCCTCGATTAGCTGGCTATCCGCCGGAGAAATTCCGCTCTGTTTCCACTCCAGTCCCTCCTGAAGCAAAGCGGTCCGATGCGCATTTCCCAAGCCGCCGTATTTTTCTTCCCATTTGGCAATGAGCCTATCCTTCGCTTCATCGTTTTTAGCTACAGTGTTCGGAGAATAGAGATACCCACGCGGGCTAGCGTCGTTCTTGTAAAACGCCGCAGTATAACGCTGTTGCGCCACGGCAACTCCGATTGAATCGAGAGACAAATCAACGAGTGAATCCCCCACCAGCCCATAAGCGGAAAATCCCTTGATGTGGAGTATCTGGTGGGGGAACAATACGATTTCTTTGCCATCGACGTATACCCGATAGATCAACTGCCCGTCCATCCGGCGTTCGGGGAATACGTTTTTAGAAATGAGAGGCCAGAGATTCAAAGGCCGCCCGCTGTTGGACCGCTCGATTTCAGCATAGCCCGCTCCCCTGATCAGGGTTTGGGCTTGAACCCATTGCAGAAACTCGAAGCTGGTCATTTCCGGGTTCGGTTGCTCGTGAAGCAAGCGATGCAGCGGATTGCCGACAGCCTTTTGTTTCATGCCGCCTGAATCGCTCATGAGATTCAGGGAGAGTTGTGCCAGGGTTTCGGAAATCACGCGGATGCAGCACAGCACCGCCGTCGATGACAGTGCCGTCTGCGTGTCAATCGTGATCCCCACGTTCGATTGAGGGGCGAAAAATAAACTCTGCAACCGATCGAGTTGAACCCCGGTGGCGTAACTGGCCGCCTTGACGATCATTCGTTGCAGTTTATTCATTCACGCGCCTTGTTTCCAATTCCCGGAAATGAAAATCCCCATCGCACGGATCTCTCCGGAAACGATGGGGTCGTTATTTTCGGTCTCGCGCCCGAAAGCGCCAGCCGTCATATCGCCTCTGAATGTGGCGGCGCGATAGTCTCCAAGGTCAAGCCCCGGTTAGTCTTCGCACCTGCCTGTGGCCTGCCCTTGTTCGGCATGCCTTGTTACGCCCGTCTCCTGTCTCATCAAGGTTTCAAGTCGCTCGATCGTCTTCTGCGCGCCTGAAACCAAGTTGCGCAAATCGCGCAAAACCTTCAACGCTTCCACGTCTATCCAATTTTCCCGCCCCGCGCAAGGGTTTTTTTGTGGAAATTTAGCAGAGATCATCAAATCGAGACCTCCCCCGACTCGTAAATGCTCGATCCTTGCTGGCCTTCCATGCCATATGCCACCGCCCATGCTGTCATAATTGCCGCTACCGGGTCGATCCGCTCGGTCGATTTTTTCTTGTCCGGCTTTATATTCTCGTTCGAATCCGTAGTCACCACGACGTTCGACACCGCCCAATTCAAGACCGGATTGTCAGGATGCACTAATTTCCCGCCCAAAACGCATCGCTCAAACTCCTTGGCCGGCGCGCTCAGCGTCTTTGCCCCCTGTCTCACCTCGACAAGATTTTCAATCCCTTCCCCCTGCATGTCGTTCACGAACTGAGTGGCGTTGTAGGGGTCGTACCCAACGCCTTGGACGTTCAAAACGCCCATCAACTCCTTGAGTTTCGCCCCCACGAAATCATAATCGACCACATTTCCCGGCGTCGCCGCAAGATGCCCCTCGCGATGCCAAACGTCATATTCGACCTTGTCATTTTCCACCCGCTCAGGAATTCGATCCTCGGGAACCCATTGAAAAGTCAGCACACGCCATTTTCCATCGCCGAAATGTTTGCCCG